CCACCCTTTAAGCAAAGCTTAAATATTGGTATAGCGACGGCGCAAGAAGCGTATTATTAATTTGTTCACCCTTACCTTTGTGAGGGGGATGATTAAGACTAAAAGCCTTGCCCATTGAATGAGCTTCAACCTAAAATAGATGACCAACTAAAATCATCTAGCAAGTTGGATAATATAAGTGGTTACATTGATCCTTTCATCATTTATAATATAGTAATCCTATTTATAAACATGGAATCCTGGATATGGCCTACTGTACAATACTGAGTATAACAAAATATACGGGTATTGAGCTTGAGATTAAAACTCTCACGGGTAATATTGCCTTACTCGGCGTATTACTTAGCTTATCCCTTTACTTAATTTAAGTTTATTGAATTTCATCATGATTCTTTTCATGAGATCACTTTCAACGGCTTTTTGAGGATATCTAGGAGAAGGTTGATTAATCTTCCCTTTATGTTCTTGAGCAAGTGTTCTAAAGTGTGAACGAATAATATTCGCTCGTTTTAGTAATAGTGAAGAACCTAAGGTAATAATGTCATTAATAGGTCGGAATTCTGAGGAATTGTGTGATTCAGAAGAAATATCTTCGAGATCAACAAGACAAGCCCAAAGAGTATCCAGATCTAATGATTCATTAAAATCATAAGTATCTTTAACAGTCACAACTGTCTGATCCCAACTATTATGAATCTCTTCGTACATGGGCATCATTAATGCCTGAAGGGGTTCTCCTAGTTCTTCCCAGGCCTTTACAAAGTAAGGGTCGGTCTGAAATTTATCAGAGAAGGAAGGATCAAATCTGGAATGGCTAGATAACATACTAAAAAAGAAAGACTTAAATTCAGATGGATTTCGAGGTAAGTAACTCTGTTTAACAGAATTAGCTGTTTTACGACCTAAATCCTTTAAGTAATCTAATTGTTCTGGTATAATGTTTAAATTTCCCGCTTTGTTAAAAGCAGAGGAAGTTATCCATTCTTTATAAGTATTTAATTTCGAAAATATCATCTTAGGATACGAAAGTAATAATAAGGCTTTCGCCATACTTCGCCCTAATTTGGTATATCTAGTATTGATACGAGATAAAGCTTTATAACCATGTCCAAGAAAGGAAAGGAGTTCAGAGATACGAATATCTCGAAAACCTTTAATACGGTTAAATAACTGTAGTAATCCTCTTATGTCATATTTGGCTACGGCCATTTCCCTGAAAGAAAGACCGGAAACATCTTCGTATTTGTAAACAAAACGTTTAGCAAATTCTAGAGATCCATTATCAGAAAGAACGGACTTGGATAAATTTATACCAATATCCCATTCTTCTGCAAGTGCCAAATAGGCGGCTGCAACTCGTTTGTCGGCGATAACTAAGTCGTCACCGAGTACTAGATAAAAGGAAAATTCTCTATAACCTACGCGAAGCGCGGCTATTCGAACCATAATATGGTGAGTTAAGGCTAGCATTGCCCACGAAGACAGAGCTCCCATGGGCTGCCCGGCTGCATATTTAACAGCATGCACATACGGCAATTGTTTTCCGTCATTACCAGCTTTACTTAATTTCAAAAGCAAATAAGGATTATCCTTATTTTCTTCAGGATCAATACCTAGAGCACTACAAGTAATAGCTTTTGGATCCCAAACCGGAGTAGATAGTTGATACCATCTATCCGTAAGGAATTTAGACCAAATAGCACCTACTTTTCGTTCAGCAAAAATATCTAATATTGTTGCTTGAGCGGATACTGGAATACGATCAGTGGCAGCAGTAAGATCAAAAGAATAAACTTCTGTAATCTTATTGTTACGTAATCGCTCCACAAATGTACTCAATGTCAAATCTTGATTATGAGTCGCATCCTCAGGTATCTTTCTAAGAAAATTAAATATCGCTTTATGTAATGGAGATAACAACCATTGGGTAAAGCAATCAACCATTGCAAAAACTCTTATTTTCCCTGCAGGTTCTACTTTAAAGGATAATTTTCCTAAATAAAGAGAACGAAGAGAAACTTCTTCGCTTTGAGAGTGTTGATCAAAATCAAAATCATCTCGAATGCGATATAATACTTCAGACGGGAAGTGTGAAACCGCTGATTGACAGAATTGAAGGATTCTGACAATAGGGTTCATAACCTTGCTACCTCCGATGTATTTAAATCTTACAATAAGTTGAAATGCAGTATTCCACATTTTGTTAAAGGAATATGCTCTTAAAGAACCGATTACAGCGTAAATAGAAGTAGAATAAGACGAAATGTTCTTATCCGCGACTGGTACGTTAATTGTATTAGGTGACGAAGATGCAATCCAGAAAGTACGCAAAGCGTCTTTGGACACATCGACTGCAACATTGGATTTAAATTGTTGTTTAAATGACAATGCAGCTCGTTCTAACTCATTGGTATTGATTATAGCCTTTGACGGCGTTATGATTGTAGATATTTTAAGTCTACCAGTGTAATCGATTACTCGATATACACTGAACAAAGTCAACCATAATCTAATATATAGCAAGTTTCCTTCACGGATTTTTGATCTATGAAGTTTTGGAATAATTCGAGGTAAACCCCGATTTGTTCTAGAAACTGCTACACCAAGTACTTGTGTTGAAGAGTGCGGTGCACCCGCAAGGGCTTGCATTAGCAATGATACACAACCTTTAAGATACTTAGCCACGTAAGATGGCCCATTCTGTTTATTCAGATAATATAAATATCGAACATAAGTTATAATAACCTTAACCCAAGAGTTTGTGATAGAGCCTTTCACAAGTAAAACACCTCGTAAGAGATGGTTTACAAGTGGTCGCCCTGCTTTTACACAGAGCATACCCGAAAAAGAGGGTACTAATAATTTAATAATACGGAATGAAAAGTTGTTAAAAGAATTTAATAATTTTATCATAAGTATTTTATATTTATATGTACCATTTTTCCTTCAGTTTCCT